CTACAAAAGCACCGGCTGTAGTTAGTACCGAAGGTACGACTGTTGTTAAGTCGATTTCGGATACATTTACGCCTGGAGAGATTTGGAATGCCATTTGATTATCTCCTTGAATATGATGTTGTACTGGCAGTTATAATACCATGATAATATTTATGTAAGGTCATATTTAGAGATTCCTAAATGAATCTTGTATAAATCCTGCATAAACCTCGCCACCGTCTGCTACTTCCCAAACATCACCATCAATAACTTCAAATGGATTAGATACTCCATCTTCAATAATTGGTGCCGGTAGCACTTCTTCATCCAACTGGTTCATATTCTCCAATTGGATTTGTTTTCTAATATCGTGGTTAACGATTTCTTTAAAGTATTTTTGTGTTGCTGCCCAAGCAAACAATACTAAAGTCATGGCCATATCATCGTTAGCATCACCTTCAGCCGCAAACGAAGTTTTATTGGCCACAAAGGTGGTTAATTCTGAAATGGTATCAAAATCTACAATCTGTAACTTGTCACCTTCAATGAGAGTTTTTAGGTTAGAACATCCAACTCTCTTAACTGCCGGTGACATTTTGATACCCATTTGAACACCACGACCGAATCCACTATGTAGTTGTTGTGGTTTCTTATTACCTGTAAATACTTTCCAAAGATTCTCATACTCAAGGTCTTGGTGGATAATGTCAGCAACCTGTGGATTATTATTAATTTCAACCAAAATATAAGCATCATTGTAAAATCTAGCTGCATTATGAATGACCGTAGGAAACAATATAGGTGAAATTGATGAGGACTTGTAAGTTGCTACCTGTCGGTAAGGTGTGGTTGATATGTCAAATATAGAGAAAGCAGAACTATCTAAGTTTCGACCTTCTGAAACGTCAACTGTAATACAATACAGGTGGTCTTTAAGAGCTTCATCATCACCTTTGATTGGGTGCTCGTAGATATTAATCTTATCGTGTACCGCAAGTGGGTTTTTAAATACCAATTGTTGTAACTTTTGACCAGAAATAAGGGTATTGCTAGAACCTAAGAACTCAGTTTCAAACTCCTGTCTAAACTGATACTCTGAAGTATTACGAATCGTTTCATCTTTCCAAGCCTCATCACGACCTGGTACCATAGACCAATGAACTTCAAATGGAATGTAGTTATTATTTTTATTGATTGCATCGGTCCAAATCTTATAGAAAAGATTCATACCATTAGGAGTAGAAACAATAATAATCTTTGTTTTAGTACCAGCAGTAATAACTGGATACACAGAGGTGATAAAGTCTGTTGCAATATTGGATGGTACGAAAGCAAACTCATCCAAGAATACAATGTTAAACGAACCAGAACGAGCCGCTGAACCTGATGTTGAAGATGCAATGATTACGGAACCATTCTCTAGTTCAACACGACCTTTGTTCCACTCCACAACACCTTGTTGTAACCACATAGGCAGATTTTCATAAGCCAACTGGAGTTTACCAAGAATGCCTCGAGCAGTTTCGCCTCGGTTAGCAAGAACGGCAACCGATTGAGAATCTTTGAATAGAATGGTCCAAAGTAAATATGCAACCGTAGTGGTAGTTTTACCAACCTGTCGAGGACATTTCATGATTGTAAAACGATTATCATTAAATGTTCTAATCATGTCCTCTTGAAAGTCATACATCTTAAAGGGTACAACACCTTCATCAAGAGTAATAATTTTAATGTATTTGGTAAAATAGATTGGGTCTTTAGAACACTTAATGTATTCTTCAACCTGTTCTTCCGTAAAGTTAACCTGAACACCTACCCGTTTTAATAAAATATTATCACGGTAAGATTCTTTATTTGGCTTAGCCATTATTTTTATACCAATTCATAAAATTACCCATAGACATTTCTTTTTTATCCAATAACCGACAAACTGTTTTTGGTTTTGGTTTTCTTAATTTTGCTTTATGTTCTTCTGTTTTTGGTTTCCTAAGTGCAGATTTTAATTCTTCCGCTTTTTCTTTTCCATGTAAATCTTCAAAAGACCGGCCAATCAAAGCTTTTCTTTTTTTAATATTCCATTCTTTTGGTTGTTTTTTACCATATAAAGGACTCTTTGGTCCTCTATTTCCATAATTTGGATTTTTATCTCCAAACATACCATACATTGCATTTCTTTCACCTTTGTTTGCTAAAGATTGTGCTATTTTAGTAGCTTCCGCACCAGAAATTTGTTTTGATAATGTTTGCCAAGCAACACGGTCTTGCCATCTTCCATGCTCTTCCCACAACAACCTGTGAGCTTCTGCGTGTTCTTCAATCGTAAGTTTAATTAAATTCGATGAATCATTTGTGCCACCTGCATGGCGAGGAACAATATGATGTTTGTGGTATATAATATTAGTTGCCATCTAATAAATCCTTGGCCAATATCTTTGCATGGGGAGTATTTAGGTTGTCAGCATAGTTGTTGGCCACATGATGAACCCAACACCTTTCAAAACCCTCTACTGGCACAACGGCACGATGAGAATATCCTTGGGGCACATTCACATACATATTGCCAAGATTGGCTGATTCTCTAATACCATAACTGTGATATTCACCTGTGTTAGCATATTGAGAATTCATATGTTCAATCACATCTTCTCTATCCATAATAAACATACCTTGATATGGTTCTGGTAGAAAAACAAATTTTTGTTCTCCTAAAATAATTGCATCACAAACACCAGGTTTCTTTGTGGCATCTAAAGATACTGCAACACCACCTTTATATTCAATACGATGTATGGATGGAATAAAATTTAAATTATTATTTTTAAATAACTTTTTAGTTTGTAACCAATATTCCAATGTTGTGGTGGTAAGTTTCATATCATCTTCTAGGTACACATAGTGTGTATAGTCAGATTTTAAAAACTCCTGCATATACTTCTTGTGTTCCCATGTAAGATGGTATGGGTCTTTTAATCCGTGTGCAACATTTACCACACCTTCACATTCAAATAGTTCATTACTATTGACGATGATGATGGTTTGTTCTGTGGGAATTTCATTGACTGAGGCGATTACCTCATCTAGGTATTTTAATCTTTCTTCCACATAATGAAAACAAATATTCACAAACAACTTCATTACATTTTACCTTTTAATAATTTACTTAATTCGGAAGTAGAACCAACAAAGATTGCTTTGTCAATATTCGGACCACTAGATGTTGCCTTCTTGGCATTCTCATCCATTTCACGCATTTGTTTTTGAATTGCCAATAGTTCTTTGTTGGCATCTACCATATTTTTGAGTATGGTGCCGTAAACTTCAAATGCTCTTGGGTGTTGTCCTACTTTGGCAATCTGTAGTATTTCTTCCATGGCTTCTTTGCCTTGGTCTATGATACCTTGCAAGTTTTCTTTTGACTGTTGGTAAGCATCAGTCAAGTCTTGTTTTAGGTCAGGATCATTATAACTTTGTTGAACCACAGGAAGTTTTTCTTTTTTGATTTCTTTTACTGGTTCAACATCAAATACTTCAGACAATGATTTATTCAGTTCATTCATTTTATAGATTAGGAGCTTCCGTTATTGTGGTGGTATATGTATAACTACTGTTAGCGTTCACAGTATTGGCTGGATTTGGAGTAATAACAATTTTCGCCAGCTGTTCAAATGGTGTGTTATTTGATGAGTACGAATTAAATATGTAGTTTGAATTTGAAACTACACCTATAACAGGTTCACTTGATACAAAATTGCCATTAATATTTGTTAGATGTAATATATTATTTTGCCACAAAATTACTCTAGCTGTTGCTGTTGCTGTCTGTGCCGAATACCCTTGATAAACGATTTCACCTGCTTGGTAAGTACCAATGCCTGGTGTTGTCATGTTAAATTTAAATGTATCGTCAGCCGAAATATTACTAAAGATATTTGTAATGGACGTTTTAATAAGGCCAGCAGTAGATGTCTTACCAAATATAAATCCTTTAACTGTAAAGTTAAGTGTCCAAATAATCATTCTTGTTTCAGAATCTCTATTACCTTCATATTCAATTTCAGATGTAGCTGAATTAAGAACGATTGGAACTTCTTTTACAATACCCATTTCTGGAATTAAGTTCAGCTTTAATGTATAGTCTGGCGCAAAATATGGAAGAATGTGTTCAATGATTTGTGTACCATCTTCAATGTTTCTTACATAGATGTATAAATTAAAATCAAAATTATAAGGAACAGGATTATATTGTGCGATTACAGAACTATTGGATGTTCTTGCAAAATTCTTAATATTGGTATTTAATTTTCGTGATGTATCATATGTAAGTCCGTCCATTTCAAACGACATTCTTGGTAAAGTTGTTTGAACTTTTTTATCTAAAACAGGATCATCCTCTAAACGCTTAACATACATTTCTTTTGCTGCATACACAATAGGCACCAAAAATCTTTCGGCTTCCGACAAGTCTGGATTGTAACGTACCAATGTAATGTCATCAAATAATTTGCCAAAGGCAACAACCATTTTACGAATGATACGATTATATGCTATGTTGGCCATCAGATATTACCAAAAGGATTAGATTCAGAAAAATTAACAATACCTTCAGCACTCAAATCAATATGCTTGTTGTCATACGTTTCAGAGAATGAATGGTCTTCCAAAGGATCAAATGTTGTTAACCTGTATCTTGCATTGCTTGATGCACCAATAATAATTACATTGTCGGTAAACTCTCCAGCAATATTGGTTACAGTTAATGTATTTGATGATGGCACAAACGATTGAACAACAGCAACCGTAGTCGCATTGGCATATGTACCATCGACAGATTGATAAGCAATCTCTTTTAATTGATAGTAACCAGTACCTGCACCAATATTTAAACTGAGTGTATAAGCATTGTTAGTAACTACCAAATCAATCTCATCAATACCAGTATCAATAACTTCTTGTGAGTATTTGTATTTCTCTAGGTTCAATTCATAAAAATACGGTTCTTTTCTTCCAAGCGTATGGAAATCCTTAGATTGTTCCGCAAATTTAATTTCAAACAATTCGCCAGTACCATTTAGGAATGGAATGTAAACCAAGTCACCTTCTCTTGGTCTAGTAAATGTATTTTGTGGTACTCGTTGTTGAAAACTTCTGCGGGATACAATAACATTAACGTCATCTTTAATTTCAAGTCCAAATTTAGAAAAGAAATCTCTTTTACCAATATAATCTAACGGGTCGGATGAAAGATACATCTCCACAGGAAATGCTGATTCGAATTTTTTTACCGGATCTTCACCATAAAGTAAATCTCTAGCAGCATCATTGTCATTGGGCAAATAAAACGCATCGAATCCAAGCATTTTGATGGACTCTACAATCAAATCTTCCACTAATTGTTGTTCACCATGAGCTTTATAATTATTGAAATAGAGGTTGGTTGGAATTTTAGGTACCTACTTTCTCACAAATATAACCTTTGTGGTGTTTGTTTTTACCTTTAGCAACATTTGATAATGCGCCTTGGTCTAAACCATTATCTCTACAAAATTTAGTCATATTTTTTATTTTTTCTTTTTGTCCATCTGGATAGGTTATAAACCACTCCTGACTTTTTGAATCTGCCACATTCCTTTTTGATTGTTCAGATAGTTTCCAAGTTTTTCCTTTAGATCCGGTAGCTAATTTTCTCACTTTTAAAAATTGATTTCTTTTAATTTCTTTATCGGATTCTGATAAATTATTCCAAAATTCTTTTCCTTTTATAGAAAGATGGTTCCTCATTTTTTCGGATCCCATTATACCTTTCAATATCTGATAACCAGTTATATTGCCTAATAAACCTTGCCAAGCATAATAATCTTCTATCTTATTATGTGTTAACCACAAAACTCTGTGTGCCTCAGCGTGCTCGGATATAGTTAACCTTATTAAATTGGAAGAATCATCCGATCCACCCATATGTTTAGGTATGATATGGTGATTATGATACATTTAGTTGAGGTACCATTCTAAAGGACTTCCGTATTCAACCTGCATCTCTGATTCTAACTTCTCAATCTCACCAACGGCTTCTTCATAAATCTTATCGCCGTTTAATGTGACGCCACCTGGTAATTGAATGCCTGAAAATTTCTTTAAATTATTTCCCCAAGTTCTCTTAATCAATGCCGTAGCATACTCTTTTAACCAACGGTCATTCCACACTTTTTGGTAAATTGCCGGATCAATATTAGCATACGCTTCGGCAATAACAACAGTACCAACTGGCGCTTCGGATGCTCCCCATGCCCAATCAATATACAGTCTTTGCATATGTCTTTGGAATCGAATAGGAACTTCTCCAGAGAACAACAGTTCCAATGAACGTAAGTGCTGTGCTGTTAAGGTATAATTGATGTATGATGCGGAGGTGAAGTCGTAGAGTTCGTTTAATCTAAGTTGATATCTGAGGTCAAACATAGAAACGGAAGCTTGTGAATCCTGAACTGGAAATATTCTGGTAACGCCAACAATTTCCATATAGTTGTTGGAAGTATCTCTGGCATCCGTTAAGTCTAGGTATTTTTGATTGATTTCAGTTTGACCAATCTTTTTGATATAATACACTTTTTGTGTACCATCAAAATGATAATCCTGCCAAAACTGTAAAGCATCATCAATCCTATCAGAAATTTGATCTTCATCAATATTAATTTCCACCACCGGGAATCCTAATCTTCTTAAGCAGTAGTCCGTAAAGTCTTTTCTATTTGTTATAATTGCCATATTAACCTCTACCTAAAACAAAGCCTTCAGGCTGTTGTCCCTGTATAAAATATTTTTGTTGTTTTGTGATTGAGTTATGATACCATTTTTTCTTTATTGCAGTAGCATAATAATTTTTCTTCATCTCACTCATTTGTTTTCTAGTTTCTTCAGAATGACCAATTCCATATAATGGATGTTTAGTTTTATCCTTTAATCTATCTTTGGTTTTTTGGCCAATTAATTTTTTGGTGGATTCTTTTTGTTTTTTACCAAACATACTGTTGTTTTCGCCGGACCTCATCTGAGTTCTTTCTTCCGATGGGATATTGTCCCAATACTCTTGTGACCTTTCCGAAAGGTACTGAGAACATTTAATTTTAATTCTTTCATAATCATTTGAATGTTTAACATAAACCACATTATTATGTTTATTACCAAAAGTCAATCTGTGTAAGGCCAACATCATTTTTCTTTTACTAGTACCTACCAACATTTTAGGTAACAACAAATGACAAATGAAGTGTTCTCGTGCAGTTAAGAGAACAACATCTTCATTTTTTAATATACTCTTTGGAACGATATGGTGAGATTCCACATAAACTGGTGCCGTTTTTTTGGTCCACGCACGAGCTAAGGCTTTATCAACAATAGAAAAGTACCATACGGTATACTTATTAACTAAGCAGTAATCTTTGAAAGCTTCTCTAGTAGAAATTGTTGCCATTTGAATCCCTCTGTTATTAGGGTATTTATCATGCTACGAAAGTGCCTGAACTATAAAATGTATGAACAGGATTGCCGCTAACGGTACTAATTGTTCCTCCTGTGGCTCGTTGTGGACCAACATATGTAATAACAATAATTCCTGAACCACCACTACCACCTGGATTGGTTAAGTTGTAATGTGCGCCACCGCCGCCACCCCCTCCAGTATACTGTCCAGCATTTCCGCCTGGAGTATTTGCTTGTGTTACTGTTGCGCCGCCTCCGCCAGTTGCTCCTGTAGTTATACCACTACCGCCGTTAGGTGAACCAACTGCACCGCCACCGCCGCCTCCAGCTCCGCCAGTACCTCCATTGACAGAATAACCGGCTCCGCCACCTCCACCACACCAATAATAATTTGTTCCTAGAATAGAATTTTGAATTCCAATTCCTCCGGTAGCTACGCCGCCAGAACCGGCACCTACACCACCTGCGCCACCGCCGCCACCCATATACCAAATTCCTCCGTTGCCGCCACCGGGATATCCTTGGCCGGCTGTTCCGGCTCCACCAGTACCGTAACCACCAGCTGCGCCGCCACCAGATCCTCCGGAAGCACCTGATTGATAAGGCCCTCCGCCATATTCGGATCCTCCACCGCCACCACCAACTGATGTTATTGCAAGCCGACCAAAGGTGCTGTCGTTACCATTAATACCTTTATTTTGATATGTGCCGGCAGGAGCTCCTGCGCCACCAGCGCCAACAGAAATAGTATAACTAAGTCCTGGTGTAACAAGTGCTGTTCCTGAAAGATATCCTCCGGCACCACCACCGCCGCCCATGTCACTACCTCCGCCTCCACCACCAGCAATAATCATATAGTTAATTACATATTGGCCACCATATGCCAAAGTTGTCCATCCAGTAGTCGTGCCGGTATAAACTTCTAACCAATTATTTGAAGAATTCCATCGAATTGATCCATTAGCTGATGTTGCAGGTCTTTGTGCTGTTGTGCCCGTTGGAACAATTAAAGATCCGGTTGCAGTCAAACTTAAATCTATAACACCATTAACAACATTTACGCCTCCACCACCTGATACAAATGGTGTTCCGTTGGCAAAATAATATCCTGAGGCATAAACACTATTTGTGGATACATTTGCTGATACTAATAAACTTCCATCTATATTACCACCAGAAGTGCTTAGATATAAACTATCAGATTCGGCTTTAGTATAATATGCAACTTGACCAACTGTGGCATTGCTGGTAGATATTTCTGTGTTAACAGTAATTGATGTTGTGTTTAATAAATCACTTTGGTTTTGTAAAGTAATTAAAGCTGTATCAATGCTGGCAATCGCAGCATTGGCTTGATTAAGTGTTGTTTGAATTGATGTTGTCATAATTAAGCTGTGAATGTTCCTGATGTATTGAAAGTATGTATAAAATATCCTCCCAAATTTGTTATCGTGCCGCCAGTACCTCTTTGTGTGTTTGACAAATAACGAACAATTACTACACCGGATCCTCCTGATCCACCTGCTCTACCAAGAGAACTTGGAGTATCATCGCCACCACCTCCACCTCCACCTCCACCTGAGTTGGATGTTCCTGCTGTTCCTGGATAAGATGAATTTGGTCCTCCTGGACCACCTCCACCTGTACCGCCGGCACCACCGGACCCACCAGGACTTCCATTAGAATATACAC